TTGTTACCTACAGAAAATACTTTGGTGTTACCAGCGTTATCTTCAAACTCCTTGATTGCTCTAATCTTTGCAGTACCTAACTCAGTCTTGTTTGTTGTGATAACACTGTAACCTTTACGAGACGCAATACGTCCACGCTTGTCAATAACTGCATTGTCAGCAACATCAGCAAACGACGGATCTTGTGCCAGCGGAGAATCTTCTGTGTTGATTCCTTTAAAGGCAGGAGCTACAAGATTAATGCTTTGTAATTGTTGAGCCATAGCTACCTCACGGCGTGTAGAAGATTACTTCTTCTGGGTGCTTTTGGGCGTCTAAAGCAATAGCGTCAGACAAGTATTTATCAGCAATAGCAAAGTATTCAGGAGCAGACGTACCACCTGTTTCACCACGTTCACGCGCTAAAAAAGCAATAGCTAAGTGCATTACAGGCATAGCAGGTACTAACAAATCATCAGTATCAGCAGACAAATCAGCACTACGTTGCACACAGTTAAACCTAAGCGTGTACACACCATCAGGCTTTGGATAAACATCAATCTGAGTATCACCAGCACTGTTAACACCGTTGTAAGTAAAAAACTTAGGCGGCCCTTTAATTGTATCTTCTATTAAATACTGCTTATCAAAATACTTAGCAGGACGATACTCCATAATTAAATTAGATGTGTCGTTAATAACATTCAGTTCTTTAATTCTATTTTGACTACCTGTTAATACATAATTAAAAATGTCATCAGTAGTAGTAATTGTTAAAGTAGTACGCAACGCAGACCAATCCCAAGCATCTTCTACAATACGCTTTGCGTCATTAACAAAGTCTCCTGCCATTTTAGAATATGTGTTGCTTTGGACAGACGTTACTTCTTCTTCACGAAGACGACGAAGTACGTTATTAACTAAATTTAAATATGTCATACAAGCATTCCCGGTTTTTTACCGCCCATTCCCATAGTTAAAAGCCTATCAACTTCTTTGTTGTAGTCTACTTTTTGTTGTGGCAAAGCCTCAACCATGCCCGGCGCATAGTCTAATTTTTCTAAATAACCTTTATATGGTTGTGCGCTAGGTCTAGCAGGAGCGCCACCACCAAGACCACCTGCACCAATTGCAGCAAGCAACCCAGTGCTAGACATAATAATATCTTCTAGCCTCTGACTTTCTTCGCCAACGCCTGTTAGTATGTCTTCTTGTCCTCTAAGAAGATCTTGCTGTCCTTCTCCTAGTCCCGTAATAGCATCTAACATAACGGTTTGGCGCTCAAGAACACCATCTTCGCCTGTTATGGCGTCAAAGCCTGTAGCTAAACTGTTTGTTATAGACAGGAACGCCTCGTCCATACTTGCATTTGTTGGGACATTTTCTAGCGAGGCATTAAGAGCTAACGTCAATTCGTTTTGAGTTAACGTGTCAGGCATCAAAGCCGATATTTGATTTAGCTGACTTTCAGTAAAGTTAAACTCTGTTAATGCTGTGCGTACGCCTGCATCTGTAGCAAAGTTTAAACCTGAGATAGCATCAGTAATTGTGGTGGTTGCTGTTTCTAATCCTTCGGAGGTAGCAACGCCCGTTAGAGCCGTGTCAATTAAAGTGTCAATATCAGTAAGCTGTAAGCCCGCTGGCATAGCACTAACAATTTGATTTATCTGAGCTTCACTAAATGCGTAGTCAGATAGAATGTCTCTAACATTGTCTGGAGTAGCAAAGCCAAGATTGCTTAGCGATAGATTGATTGCATTTACAGCGTCGGTAACATTTGTAGCTGTTGCAAGACCAGCATCTGTAAATAACTGGGTAATCTCTTCGCCTGACAAATTCGCAGGTATGTCGATCGCACCAGATATTTGATCAAGCTGTGCATCAGTAAACGCAAACTCTGACAGAGCTGTACGTACAGTCGTATCAACATCAAGATTACTGATTGCATCTGTAATTGTAGTTACTGCATCAGTAACATTTGTTGCTGTAGAAAGGTCTGCGTCTGCAAACAACTGAGTAATTTGTTCTTCACTTAAGTTAGCAGGTATGTCTATTGCGCCTGCTATCTGCTCTAACTGTGCGTCAGTAAACCCAAACTCTGATAACGCTGTACGTACAGTTTCATCAAAGTCTATGGCATCTTCACCTATCAATCCTGCGGCGGCCAACTCAGCTCGTAAGTTAGCAAGGTCTGTTGCTGTAGCTACATCGGCCCCTTCGCCAATTAAGCCTGCGGCAACAAGGTCATCACGAAGACTGCTAATGTCGCCAGTAGTGGCAAAGATTGCGTCTTCACCTAAAAGGCCAGACTCAGTTAAAGCAGTAACTAGGTTGTCTAAATCTGCTTGAGACGCAACAGTTACGTCTTCGCCAATAACACCAGAAGCAATTAGTTCATCTCGTAAGCTAGAAAGGTCTTCTGAAGTTGCCAGTAATGCAGCGCCTTCTTCGTCTATTACGCCTGCTTGTTGTAGTGTTGTTACAAACTGGTCTGTAAGATCCTGTTCAATAACGTTCCCGTCAGCGTCAACAATTCCTGCATTCTGCAAAGTAAGTAAAACGCTATCGCTTACGTCTAAGCTTAGTTGTCCATTAGCATCAACAACCCCGAGAGCTTGTAGAGCAGACGTAACTCCAGCCTCTACATCAACAGCTTCTTGACGGATTACGTTGCCTTCTTCGTCTAAGATGCCAGCAGTAGTTAAAGCCGCGAGAACTTCTGTTTGAATGTCAGGGATTGCTTGCTGAATAAACTGACCGTCTTCATTAAGAATACCAACGCTTGTTAAGGCGGTAATAATTGATCCCTGAAGATCAGGTCTAATGACATTCCCTTCAGCGTCAATAATTCCTGAATCAATAAGAACCTGAGTAACGCCTGTTGCAATGTCTGCTGTAGTTGCTAAAGAAGCATCGCCAATAATATCTGCAAACAAACCACGTATAAGCGATTGCTCTTCTTCGGTAAATCCTACAGTTTCGTCAGCGTCATCACCTGTTGTCGTTGTGTCTTCATCCTCATCGCCCGTTGTTGTTGTATCTTCGTCATCATCTTCATTAGGGTCAGGGTCAGGATCTGGATCGGGATCTGGGTCAGGGTCTGGGTCGGGATCGGGATCATCAGTTGGAATCGGAGCTTGCTTGATAGGAGTTGGGTCAAAAAACTCATTAATAAAAAAGTCGTACTGAGACTCGTCATCCATTAGCTCAAATTCTCCGGGCATAATACCCCCTTCCTCTTCAAACCGCTTTACTAACTCTTTAATAGGATACTGATAAATATCTTCTGTAAGCGCATAAAAAGAGTAGTCATCAAGCAATGATTGATACGTACCAGACTCTAATGTTTCTAATCCCGTCTCTTCTAGGTCTGCTCTTGAGTAAAGTCCATCTACGTCAAACTCTAACTCTGCGTCTTCTTCTAGTTGAAAGTACTCGTTTGATTCGCTGTTAACAAAGTAGTTATCACCCCTATGGGTAAACATAAGGGCAGGGTCTTGTTCTACTTCTTCTTCTGTAAAGGGAAGTGTAATTCCCATTTCTGATAGCACTCTTTGTACTGTAGAAATAACGGGGCTACCGGGCGTAAAGACAGTTGTTAAAACTCCCGGCAACCAACTAGGAAGACTTGTGCCAAGAACAGAAGTAGCTACACCACTAACTATTGTGCCTATTGTTGAGCTATCAGCAGTACCTTCTAATACGCCTTTAATAGCGTCAAAAATACTGCCGACTGCGTTTTCAATAATTCCTTCTTCGCCTTCCTGTTCATCATAAACAACAGCGTCAAATACTTCGCCAATAACGCCGCCTATAGCATCAAGCACGCTTTGAACATCTTCTTCGCCTTCAAGGGCACCACCTACTGAGTCAATAACCCCACCTATAGCTTCGTCAACTTGGCGTATCTTGTCTTGAAGTTCAGGAATAAAGATAACGCCAGCACTAGGTAGCCAGCTAGGAAGGCTAATGCCTGGGATATAACCTTTTAACTTTTCAAATATCGTCTCAAAATTTATGTCACTAATTGAGCCAATGTTTCCAATGTCAACGGTTACGCCAGCACCACCGGGCAAAACAATTCCTTGGGGCGTTGTTGATACAGGAGAGGCTCCGGGAGGGCCAAGAAAACCAAGAGCACTAGATTCTAAAATCCCAGTGACTAAAGCCCCCGGATCTTCCATTTCAGAAAGGGCGCTTGGATCTTCAAAAAGAGTATCAGCAATATCTTGCGCTTCAGTAGTGGCGTTTTCTAAAGCGGCAATCATTTGACTTAAAGCACTTACATTAACATTTGTTGCTTGCTCAATATCAAACGGAGCTTCAGGATTCATTCTTATAGTGTTTGCTCTAAGAATTTCCTCCATAGTAGGGTCAGCCCAGATTGCTCCAAGCTCAGACTGACCAATACCACCAAGCAAGGCAAGAAGACGGCCCATAAGACCTTCTCTGTCTTCAATCTCCTCAAAAGGAGGAATTTCTGGAATACCTGTGTTTTCGCCTCTAACAGCCATAATTATTTCTTCCAGTTAGCCACACCCCGTAGGCCAACCGATTCTGCAACAGCGGCGCCTAGAAAACCTTTGTACCACTCAGGCATA